TCCTTCGGGTTTGACATCGTTGAAGAGGATACCGAGATCCGCGAAAACGGTGAAGTGCATTGGACGATCAAAAAGGTCAAGCTCTATGAAGTATCATGCTGCACATTCCCGGCGTATGAATCAACAAACATTTCCGCAAGGTCGGAAGAGCGCGACAAGATTTTGGAGCGTAGAGCGGCCGCGTGGAAGGAAACGATGAAAGCGAGGTTAAAAAATGGCATTAAAAGCACTGATGCTGAAGAAGAAGATTGACGAGAAGCGCAAGGCGCTGAACGAGCTGCTGACAAAGGACTCGGACTTTGAGAGCCGCGAGGCAGAGCTTGAAAAATCAATCGAGGAAGCTTCCACGGACGAGGAAAGATCCGTGGTGGAAGGCGAGGTTGAAGCTTTTGAAACCGAAAAGGCTACACACGCCGAAACAAAAGCAAACCTGAACACAGAGATCGAGGGCCTTGAGGGTGAGCTTCGCGAGATCGAAGAAGCTGACAAGGCGGCAAAGGCAAAGGTAACAGAAAATGCTCCGGAGGAGCGGAAAGGCAGAGAAATGAACGAGAAAAGAGATTTCTTCGAGGATATCCAGAAGAGGGACGCTATTTTTGCAAGGGATGATGTAAAGGCATGGATCAGTGAAGTCCGGGCGCATATCTCGGAAAAGCGCGATTTGACGAATGTCGGGCTGACGATCCCGAACGTGTTCCTGGGGCTGCTCCGCGAGAACATCGCAAGATACTCCAAGCTTTATAGACATGTAAACGTCCGCAGGATCAACGGCACGGGACGAGAAGTCATCATGGGATCCGTCCCGGAGGCGATCTGGACAGAGTGCTGCGCGAACCTGAACGAGCTTTCGCTCGGATTTAACGATGTCGAGGTTGACTGCTACAAGGTTGGTGGGTACTTTAAGGTCTGTAATGCGATCCTTGAGGATTCTGACGTTGATCTGGCAAACACTCTGCTGGATGCGATCGGGCAGGCGATCGGACTGGCTCTGGACAAGGCGATCCTTTATGGACGCAATAGTTCCGGCACGCAGAAGATGCCGCTTGGTATCATGTCCCGTCTGGCGCAGACAGAAGAGCCGAGCGGATATCCCGCAACGGCTCGGACTTGGGTTGACCTGCATACCAGCAATATCAAGAGCATCGCGTCGACCGTGACCGGGCTTGAGCTTTTCCAGGCACTTGTTACTGACGCAGGAGCGATCAAAGGCAAGTATGCACGCGGCGAGAAGGTGTGGGTCATGAATGAGACCACATATACCGCGATCCAGGTGGCGGCGATGTCCATCAATGCAGCGGGCGCTATCGTATCCGCGCTTGAGGGAAGGATGCCGGTGATCGGTGGTATCATCGAGGTGCTGGACTTTATTCCGGATAACGTGATCATCGGTGGATATTTCGAGCTTTATCTTCTGGCGGAGCGTGCCGGTGCGAAGTTCGCGCAGAGTGAGCACGCATTCTTCCTTCAGGACCAGACCGCATTTAAGGGGACTGCAAGATATGACGGTCAGCCAGTGATCGCGGAAGCTTTCGCGGCAATCGGAATCAACGGAACGACCCCGAATGCAACGATGACCTTCGCGCCGGATAGCGCAAACCCTTGACGAGTCCCACTGTTAGCGCGGTAGATAGCGGGACGGAATTCTGGGGAACCGCAGTAAGTGACATGCAGGAGGATCTTGTTGTTTCTGGTAATCGAATCACGGGAACCCTGAAGAAGCTTACAGAAGGTACCCTGGTGCATGATTGGGGCGAGGGCTACTTCATGGCCCTTGATTTCTCCAATTTGACACCGGGCGCAACGATAAAGGTCGGCCTTGATCCGTCCGAAGGCTCCGGGCTTGTGGAGCTGGACGAGGATCACAACGGCGTATTTAAAGTCACGAACAAGAATACACAGAATTTCAAGGTCGTCAGCACATTGGGTGGTGACACCAAAACGGACGTGTATCGGCTCAATGGCCTGACGCTCGAAGAATAGGAGGGCTTTTATATGTCAATATTTCAGGGCGCGAAGAAACAGGCGCAGATTGTAAAGCCGGCAGAGAAGCCGGTCGAGAAAAGCGCCGAAAAGACCACGAAAAAGAGGAAGTAAAAAATGACAAATCAGGCGATTTTGGCGATGCTCAAAGCCAATCTGGAAAAAGTAAATAGTATCAATGACGACTATCTGCTAAACCTGATCTCGGTCGCGAAATCCGAGATACGGCGCGAGGGCATCACCATCACGCCTGAAGTGGTCGAGGAAGAAGAAGTTTATACCACGGATGACGGCAACCTGATAGTGATGTATGCCGCGTATCTTTACCGGATGCGGGTATCTGTCGCGGAAGGATATCAGAGCGCGGCGTTAAGGCCGCAGGGAATGCCGTACATGCTACGGTACGCGCTTAATAACAGGCTCTTTGCTCAAAAGATGGGTGCTGAATCATGATGGATGCTGGGATCGTCACAATTTGCACGCTTGTAAATCAAGCGGAAGCCGGAGACATGCCAAAAGATGTGCTCGTTCCGGTGGATCGGTATCAATTCGAAGAGCGCGTGGTCGGTTATGGTCGCCAATATGATGCGATGGGGGTTAATGAGCGAGTTGATATGCTGATAAGGATCTGGCGTGCGCCGGTCCGAATCGGCATGTATGCCGTTCTTACGGATTACGAGTATCAAGAGAACGCAAACGGCGATCAGTACCGGATCAGCAACGTGCAGCAGACGACCGACAAAGACGGCTTGAAGGTCACGGATTTGACTCTTTACAGATTGGATCAGCTTTATGAAGTCGCTACAAACGAACCTTAAAAGAATACGGGATTTGCTCAATGCCACGTCGGCACGCGGGCGGGTGTACCATTATGCGCGACCGAAGGACAAGTTGACAAGCTGGATCGTTTGGATGGAGGACAGCGAGGCTGGAGCCGCGGAGTCTGACAACCGGAAGGCATACCAGCAAGTCCACGGCACGATTGATTGCTACACCAAGACCGAGTATGACCCGCTCCTTGACGAGATCCAGAGCGCTCTGAACAGCGCAGGGGTCGGCTGGCGGCTGAATATGGTTGATTACGAGGACGAAACGGCGTTGATTCACTACGAATGGGAGTTCTTTATAGCATGAGGCTTCAGATCGGGAACGGGATTGATAATTACATCCAGCAACTCGGAAATCTTGAATTTAAGGCGTCGGACGCGATCGGCAAGGCGATTTATGCCGGGGCAAAGATCGTCTCGGACGAGATCAAGAAAAACATCAATGCTTTGCCGGTGCAGGACGGATACCATGAATACGTGACCGGAATAAGATCAATCCAGAAAAAGGGACTGATTGACTCTTTTGGTATCGCGTCAGCTCGGAATGATAGTGGATATTATAACGTCAAGGCGGGCTTTGACGGATACAACGGACTCAAATCAAAAACCTACCCAAAGGGGCAGTCGAACGCGATGATCGCCAGAACCTTTGAGGGCGGAAACAGCCACACGCAAAAGCATCCATTTGTAGGCCCTGCCGTGAGAGCATCAAGAGACAGAGCAGAGCGCAAGATGGCAGAAGTTTTAGAATCAGAAATAGCAAAAGTTATGAAATAACAGGAGGCAAAAAGATGGCAAACGGAAAAGTTTGTACTGGTTTTTCGAGGCCTTATGTCGCGATTTATAACGCGAACGCTGGAAACGTGACATACTCGAACGGGCGCATCCTTGCGCGTGGTGTCAATGTAAACATCGCGCCGGACTCGTCCGACGACAACAATTTTTACGCAGATAATCAGAGGGCAGAGACCGGAGCTGGAACCTTTACCGGAGGCACGTTGACGCTGACCGTGGACGGACTCTTTACCGCGGCGGAAAAGCTCATCATGGGACTGCCGGAGGCGAACGCGGCAGGATGGACGGCTTACGGCGATCAGCAGAGCGTCCCGAATATGGGTGTTGGGTACATTGCGCGGTATATGTCGGATGGAGTGACCACGTACATGCCTACCATTCTGGCGAAGGTTAAATTCAATCAGATTTCTTCCGAAGCGGCGACGCAGGAGGAGGAGATCGATTGGCAGACGCAGGAGTTGACGGCGGCAATGATGCGCGGGGATGACGCGAACCATAACTGGAAATACGTCGGTGCAGAGTCCACGACCGAGGACGAGGCAGATGCGGCAATCCGTGCGATGTTTAACATCACGGATCCGGGAACGCATACCGTGACGCAGAATCTGACAAATGTAACGTCAGACTTTGCCGGCGAGACGGTACTGGATGCCGCAGCTCTGACGGTTGAGCTGACGCCGGAAAGCGGATATACGCTTGGCACCGTGACCGTTCTGATGGGCGGCGAGGATATCACGACAACAGCTTATGCTGACGGAGTGGTTACCATCGCAAGCGTGACCGGTGATGTGGTCATCACGGCGGTCGGATCGGAGGGCCCCTGACCACGCAATCTTAACAATCACAGCGGGGGCTTGTGATCCTGCCGGCGCATACCTGGTAGAGTACCTGGATGCGGATCTTGAGGACTGGACGACGGTCAGCATCTCGCCAAACGGCACAAGCACGGTAAACGTGACCGGGGCTTCGCGAGTGATTATACAGTCTAGGATCTCGACGGGCGCAGATGATCAGGCGTGGACGCTTGCTGGTGATCTGATCAGCGGGCGCGGCGCATACTGCAGTTTTGTGTCAGTTGATGGAGAGTGCGGCTTGTTCCTGACCCGTGAGGAGATGGGCGGGATCGTAGCTAATACAATCAGCGTGAGTGGTTCGCTTTCAGGCAAGACGGCGGCAGACTTCACGATCGAGGATTAACATAAACGGGATTAAAGGGGCATCCTTTCGGGTGTCCCTTTTTTCACAAAAATCGGAGGGAAACGATGCAGATACACGGAAGAGAAATCAAATTTTTGCGAAACGTGGGCGCGAACATTCGCGTTATTGAGGAGCTGGCTGGCGGTGACGCAAAAAAGGTCAATCAGATTTTTGACGGGAAGTACTCGAAGTCACAACTTGCAAGCGCAAAATTTATAGCGATCATGTCCGAGGCTTACGAAGATACCGCGAAGTTTACGGATCCGACGCATACGCCGAACCCGCTGACGAAAGACGAAGCCCTGACTCTGACGGACGAGGAGTTCGAACGGGCTTTTTCGGAGGCAATTCAGGCGTGGAAGGGCGAGACTCCCACGGTTGAGACGGAGCCGGTAAAAAAAACAAAAAAAGGGGCAGCGGTGAAAAAATCGAGCTGAACCGGTCGTGGTTTATTTTTTACGGCAGACAATTAGGCATGACCAAGACAGAAACCCTTTGTACTCCGTATGGAGAGATGATGGATATGATGGCGTGCCTTGCGATATATGAGGGGCGATCAAAGCCAAAAAGAAAAAAGAAAACTTGGACTTATGATGAAGCAATCGCGTTGAGGTGAGAGCATGGCGGTAAATATCGGCCCCCGGATCGGGATTGACGGGGAAAAAGAATATAGACGGCAGATCCAGCAGATCATTCAGGAGACCAAAACCCTGAAATCTGAATACGATAAGCTCACGTCCTCAATGGATCGCGGAAACGCCACGCTCAAACAGAACGCCGAACAGCATCGGATCCTGTCACAAGAGATCGAGACGCAGGAGCGGCGTGTAAAAGAGCTTGCGGATATGGTCGAGCAGTCTACACAGAAATATGGTGAGGCTGACACCAAGACACTTAAGTGGAAGCAGGCCCTGAACGAAGCGACAACCGAACTGAACCAGATGCAGGAGGAGCTTCGCAATCTCCCGAACCAGATCCAGCTTGTCGGCGAAAAGATGGAGAGCGCGGGGCAAAAAATCAAAGGCGTCGGCGATAAGATCAAAGGCGTCGGGGATTCTATGACCACTCACTTTACGCTTCCGATCGCGGCAGGAGCCACGGCAGCCGTGAAAAAGTTTGCCGAAGTGGACAAGACCATGACTCTGACAAATAAGGTCATGGGGAACACGGAGGAGCAAGCGGATCTCTTAGGTGATGCGATGGAGGCAGCGGCGTCTCAATCCATCTTTGGTATGTCCGACGCGGCAGAGGCTACGCTTAATTTTGCACGTGCAGGATTGACTGCAGAAGAAGCGGCAGAAGCTCTCGCTCCGGCCATGAAGCTTGCGGCAGGAACCGGCGGAGATCTTAACACGGTATCGGCTGGGCTTGTGGCTACAATAAACGCCTTCGGGGATAGCTTCGATAAAGCGTCGGATTACGCGAATGTTTTTGCGAAAGCAACAAACAATTCCGCACTTGATGTGGACTCTTTGTCGAATGCAATGCGGATTGCGGCTCCTGTTTTTAAGGCATCCGGGAAAACAGTAAAAGATGCGGCTCTTTACATGGGGGTAATGGCTGATAATGGGATTGATGCGAATGAGGCCGCAACATCCCTGAAGACCGGACTTGCCAGAATTGCATCTCCAGCAAAGCAGGGTGCTCAAAAGCTAAAAGAGCTTGGGATTGAAATCTTTAACGCTGACGGATCAATGAAGGATTCCGTCGAGGTTCAGAGGATTCTGCACGATTCTTTTTCAAGGCTTTCCGAACAGGAACAGATTGCAGCGGCATCGGCGATCTTTGGCAAAAACCAGATGTCAAACTGGCTCGCTCTCATCAATGCGGCTCCCGCGGATGTCCAGAATCTTTCCGCTGAACTTTCCACGACCACGGACGAAGTAAATGAAATGTCTGACGCGATGATGTCAGGCTTCAGCGGATCTCTGGAAAGACTCAAATCAAGTATTGATGTCGCGGCTGCCTCTTTCGGTGAGGCTTTAGCTCCGACTATATCAGCAATCGCGGACAAAATCCAGAGCCTTGTTGATTGGTTTAATTCGCTTGATGAGGCAGAACAGCAGCAGATTGCACGCTCGGCGGTTATGGTAGCGGCCGCTGGTCCGACGATATCAGCAGTCGGGCGTGTGGCGGGTGGTATCGGCTCTATCGTCTCCGTGAGCGGTCAGGCGGTTTCGGGCATCGGAGGTCTTGCAAATGCTTTCGGCGGTGCTGGTGGCTTAACGGCGACGGCGGGAAGCGCAGCGGGCGGAACGGCGGCGGCGAGTGCATCTATCGCGGGGATCGCGGTTCCCGCGGCGGTTGCGGTTGGCGCTCTGGCAGTTCTCGGCGGGGCTTTTGTCACAGCGTACAAACAAGACGAGGAATTTGCTGCGAAGGTCGATGAATCATGGGGCAAGATTAAGCAGAGTTTTCAAAATTTAATACAGACGATAAAGCCGGCATGGGAGGCGTTTAGCAAAGGCATTTCTCCGGTATTTATCGCGGGCATGGATAGCATATCACGGCGGCTCGATGCCTTTACAATGACGGCACAGGGAGCGATGGATGTCCTTGATGGGATCTTTAACAAAGACTGGAAAAAGATCATGGATGGCTTTGATAAAATCGGCAAAGGAAGGATGGATCAAGTGATCGAGGCGTTTCGGTTTGGGTCAGAAGCGATCAAGGGTATTTTTGACAAGCTCGAAATCAAACTCCCGCATATCAAGCTGCCACACTTTAAGGTTACGGGCGAAAACAGCTGGGGACTTCCGTCCTTTGACATTGACTGGTACGCGAAGGCGATGCAGGGCGGCATCCGCATGACATCACCCACGATCTTCGGGACATCCGGAGGAAAACTCATGGCGGGCGGCGAAGCCGGTGCGGAATGGGTCATCGGCGAAAGCTCCTTGATGTCCATGATCCGTGCGGCAGTCAGCTCGGCTGGCGGACAAAGCCAGTCAATTATCAATGAACCCGTCACTATCAATGTCTACGGCGCGGAAGGTCAGGACGTGGAAGAGCTTGCGGAACGTGTCGGTGAGATCATAGACCAGCAGTCCCAAAATCTACTTATGGCGGTATCGTGATGACTTACGAATATCTTGTTTTTAACGGAAAATCGAGCCTTGATTTCGAGACGTGGATTTCCGGAACGGGGACTTTTGACAGCCCTGAAAGGGACGTGGAAAATATTTCCGTCCCTGGGCGTTCCGGGGATCTGATCGTTGATAATAAGCGGTTTTTGAATGTTGCGGTGACATACCCGGCGTTTATTGTCAAAAATTTCAAGGCGAATTTTGACGCGCTCAAGGCTTTTTTGTTGGCAGAGGCTGGATATCATAGGCTTGAGGACTCCTACCATCCGGAGCATTTCCGCCTTGCGCAGTTTAAGGGCGCGATCAAACCAGACATGAGGGCGCTGAACCGGTCCGGGAGCTTTGATCTGGTGTTTGACTGCAAACCGCAGCGCTATCTGAAGAGCGGGGAAAAACAGATCAGTCTCGCGCCGGGCATGAACGATCCAGTAAGGATCAAAAATCCGACGCTTTACGACGCTATGCCGCTTTTGAGGATCTACGGAACCGGCACGCTGGACATTGACGGGCAGAGCATCACGATCACACAGGCGGACGGATACACGGATTTTGATTGCGATCTGATGAACGCATACAAGGATAATCCGGCAGTATCAAAAAATCAATACGTTAGCACATCACAGACAGAGAGCATCGTCCTGAAGCCCGGGATCAATAACTTCATTTTGACGGCATCCGGGATCACGAGCGTGATCGTCGCGCCGAGATGGTACACGATATGAATCCTATTCTTTACGATCAAACCGAGCAAAATTTTACGACGAACGGCGTCGGGATCATCGGGGACGCGATTTCCTGCAAGGTCAAGACCACACTCAACGGAGTATATGAGATTGAGCTTAAATATCCCGTAACGGGGCAGTTTTACGGAAACATCGTAAATAACGCGTACATCAAAGCCGTCCCCGGCGACGGCATGACGCCGCAGATCTTTACGATTTACCGGATCACAAAGCCGATCAACGGGGTTGTCACGGTTTACGGGTGGCACATCTCATATCGGCTTGTGTATACCCCGTGCCGACCTTTTACGGCGGGGAGCGTGACGGAAGCGCTCCAGAAGCTCAAGACAAACGCAATGGAATCCTGTCCGTTTGATTTTTGGACGGATAAATCTACGGTCGCGACGTACACACAGACCCAGCCGGAATCCATCAATTCAAGGCTAAAAGGGACGAGCGGATCCATCCTTGACGTGTACGGCGGAGAGTACGAGTTTGACAACTTTATCGTAAAGCTCTATAACCATCGCGGCGAAGATAACGGCGTCAAGATCGTGTATGGGAAGAACCTAATGGACGTGGAGCAGGAAGAGAGCATCGCGAACACATACACGGGAATCGTTGGCATGTGGAGCGGGCTTGATGACTCCGGTAACACTACGGTGGTGCAGACCGACGCGATCCAGAGTGCACACGCGGCAGACTTCCCTTTCCACCGGACAAAGGTTGTGGACTTTTCTAACGAATACGAAAATAAACCGACCGTCCAACAGCTCACTGCCAGAGTGGAGCGGTACATCTCCGACAACAACATCGGTATCCCGTCCGTGAGCCTGCGGGTGTCTTTTATGGCACTTTGGCAGACCGAGGAATACAAGAGCATCGCGCCTCTTGAGCGGGTGCGGCTCGGCGATACGGTCGTGGTACTCTTTGAGCGACTTGGGATCAACACCGCGGCGCGAGTGGTCGAAACGGTATATAACACACT